AAGCTGCATCTCATGGGCTAACACTAACCGCAGCTAACACCATTATTTGGTACGCCCCGGTTACTAGCGTAGAAACCTACTTACAGGCAAACGCACGCATCAACCGCCCCGGCCAACACAACCCAATGACCGTTGTGCATATTCAAGGTAGCCCAGTAGAGTCCAAACTTTATACGATGCTGCAACAGAACATCAAAAACCACAACAAAATAATTGAGCTATACCATCAAGAAGTTGAAGCTAAGTAGTTGACATTGTCAAATACATAGACTAATCTCAACCTCCCAACTCAAAAAAGGAGGTGTTATGACCGACTCGGCAGAAGACTTAAGCGCCGACAAACTAGTCGAGATGTACTTAAAAATACGTGCCAAGGTTAAAGAGCACGAGGAGGAGATTTCCCGCTATAAAGAGCAGATGCAAGTATTGAGCAATAAGATGCTAGACTTTTGTGCTGCCGACAATCTGGATAGTATCAGAACCCCCAAAGGCACAATCAGTAGGCGCGTGTCATCCCGGTACTGGACCAACGATTGGGATGCTATGTACAAGTTTATCCAAAAGAACAATGCAGCGTTCCTACTGGAACAACGCATAAACAACAGTAGGCTAAAAGAGTTTCTGGCTGACAACCCAGAAGAAGTACCCCCCGGCTTACAGGCAACAAACGAATACGTAATCTACGTATACAAACCAACCTCTAAATAGGAGAGAGCAATGACTAAAGAAGTAAGCATTTTCGCAAGTAGCAACAACGTCGTAGTCTCCGGCGAACGTAAGTTGAGCAAGTTGGCTCAGACCCTTGCCTCTTCGTCCATGACTCGGCGAATCCAGACCAACACCAACGGCACTTTCAAGCGTTTGGTGAACGGTGAGCAAGTAGGCAACGCTGTACGTGGAGAGCTTGAAGTTATTATCGTAGGCGCTCTACCGCAGGTGTCCCGCGTTTACTACGCAGACAAGTACGACCCCAACAAAGAAGCCACGATGCCTAACTGCTGGTCTAATCTCGGGGATAGTCCTGAGAAAAACGCTTCTGACCCCCAACACGCTAACTGCGCAGGATGCCCGAAGAACATCAAAGGTTCTGGGGAGAACGGCGGTAAGGCGTGCCGCTACCAGCGTCGTATCTCCGTCCTGCTAGCCAACGACCCATCGGGTGAAGTGTACCAGTTCAACATCCCCGCCAAGTCGCTGTTCGGCAAGGGTAGTGGCAACGTGCATCCATTCGAAAGCTACATCAAGTTCCTAATCGCCAACGGCGAGTCCCCCGACAACGTGGTGACCAAGATCAGCTACGACGACAACGCTGATTCTATGGAGCTGCTATTCTCACCAGTGCGCAATACTAGCGATGCGGAATATCAGCTTGTCCTAGCCGCGCAGAGCCGCCCGGAGACCGAGGCTTACACCAAGATCACCGTGGCACAGGTTGACGGGGTTACTAAAACTCCGGCTAAAGCTACGGTTGTGCAGGAAGCACCTAAGCCGAAAGTGGTTCGCAACGACTCTCCTGAAGATGATGACGCTGTCGTCGTACCCGTAGCGGAACCCGTAAAGCGTGAGAAAAAGCGCGAGCCTGTTACTCCTCCAGCACAGGCTGTAGACCTCGCCAACGTGATTGCTGAATGGGGTAATGAGGTCTAATGAGCTACGGATATAGCGTCGAGCTAATCAAGGTAAACAAGCAGGCTAGCCGTAAGTCACTTGGCGTACGGCTAGGCCGCGTATGTATCGCTCATAACATACCAGTGCAGTATGTGGCTAGGAAGCTCAAAGTCAGTAGGCAAACTGTCTATAACTGGTTTGTCGGTACTGTTAACCCCCGGCCAGAATTCGTACCTCTGATAGATAAGTTTATAGCGTCACATAACTAAACTCGTCATCCATTCTTACCAAGGGAACTTGGGGGGGTTTGTCCCCCCAAAATAAGTATGAGCGACTTTGATTTACTAAGTGCTGTACAACCGCCGGATGGATGGTTCGCCATACTAGGGATACACAGCGACAAGACTGTGCGTCAAACGCTTGTAGCTACTAGAGAAGAAGTAGACAAACTTGTTGTAAAATTTATGGCGCAGAAACGCAACGTGTTTTTTGGCGTTGCCAAGTTTGCCACCGGGGAAAACAGAACCAAAAAAAATGTCCAGAGTCTCAAGGCTTTCTGGCTGGATATTGACTGCGGGGAAGGCAAAGCTGAAATCGACCCGGATACTGGTAGGCCCAAGGGGTACGTAGACCAAGCCACCGGATTGCGTGCGTTACGTGACTTCTGTACCTTGATCGGGCTACCTAAACCCACTCTTGTAAACTCAGGGCGTGGCATCCATGTCTACTGGATACTCGACAGGGTTGTAAGCCCGCAGGAGTGGGAGCCTGTTGGCGCTCGCTTACGCAAACTGTGCGAGACCCACAACTTCTACGTTGACCCCGATGTATTCGATACCTCTCGTGTGTTGCGCATACCGGGCACCCTGAACTTTAAGGACGATCCGCCTAAAGCAGTTACCGTTATGAGCGTTGCGGACCCCGTGGCGTTTGACGAGTTGCGGCGCATCTTGGGGGTAGAAGAAACAGCGGTAACCGAGTCCAAGGCAAAGAGGGAACTAACCGCTCTGGGCAAGGCCATGTTGGGCAACGTGGAGTCCAAATTCAGCACCATCATGGTACGTAGTGCGAAAGGTTCGGGGTGTAAGCAGTTGCTATCCTGCTTCCAAGATAGGGCTACTTTGGAAGAACCGCGTTGGTTTAACGCCCTGTCTATTGCCAAGTTCTGCTCAGACCGGGATACCGCGATCCACAAGCTGTCCCAAGGCCACCCGGATTACGACTACGCCGTGGTGGAGAAGAAGGCTCAAGGCATCAAAGGTCCACATAGTTGCGCGGAGTTTGAGGCCAAGAACCCCGGTGGATGCGAAGGTTGCCCCCACAAAGGCAAGATAACCAGCCCCATAGTGCTGGGCAAGGAGATAGCCCGCGCTACCGAGGAAGATAACAACATCGAAGTAGAGGTGGCAGACGGTGAAGTAGAGACACACCATATACCAGCGTACCCCTTTCCATTTTTTCGCGGTAAGACTGGCGGTATTTATATGCAAGGGGAGGGTGACGAAGATGAACCCGTAATCGTGTACGAACACGACTTGTATGTAGTAAAGCGCATGAGAGACCCCGTGTTAGGTGATGTAGTTGTGATGCGTTTGCATTTACCAAAAGACGGGGTGAAAGAGTTTGTAATAACAAACGCACAGATGGCGGACAAATCAGAACCTAGAAAGTTGCTAGCCAGCCAAGGGGTTATCTGCACCGAGAAAAGGTTTGGCTTGCTGCTCTTGTATATACAGGCGTCCATAAAAGAACTTCAGTATCAAAGGAAAGCGGAACAAATGAGAACTCAATTTGGTTGGGCTGATAACGACAGTAAGTTTATTGTGGGTGACCGTGAGATCACGAAGGACGGTGTGTTTCATAGTCCTCCCTCTTCGATAACCGCAAACATTGCGCAGTACTTAACCTCAAAAGGCACCTTAGAAAAATGGCAGGAAGTATTTAATTTGTACGGCAGGCCGGGGTTAGAACCCCATGCCTTTGCGGCGTTGACTGCCTTTGGCTCCCCCCTGCTAAAGTTCCTCGGCCAGAACGGCGCTATCATCAACGTAGTGCATCCCAAATCTGGTACGGGTAAAACCACCATCCTTCAGATGTGCAACAGTGTGTTTGGTAACCCAGAAAAACTAAGCGCAATGTGGAACGACACCATAAACGCCAAGATCATGCGCCTTGGGATCATGAACAACTTGGCATTCACTGTAGACGAAATGACAAACACAACCCCGCAAGATTTCTCTACGTTGGCGTACAGTATGTCGCAAGGAAGAGGGAAGGACCGGGTAAAAGCATCGGCCAACGAGATGAGGCTTAACCTTACATCTTGGGCCGCGATGTCTCTGTGTAGTTCTAACGCTGCCTTCTACGAAAAAATGACTTCGTTGAAAGACAGCCCGGATGGGGAGCTTATGCGGTTGATGGAGTATAAGATTGACTACTCCAACGCTGTTGACCCCGCATATGCTAAGGAAATGTTTGACCACCAGCTAAAAGAAAACTACGGCCACGCAGGTGACATATACGTGACGTGGTTGGTATCCAACTTAGAAGAAGCAATCCAGACGGCGCGTAATATCCAAGGCAAGATAGATAAAGAGCTGCAGCTAACTCAGCGGGAGCGTTTTTGGTCCGCTGCTACCGCCGCCAACATAGCGGGGGGTTTGATAGCAAAGCATCTTAAGTTGATAGACTGGGACATGAAGCGCATCTATATGTGGGCAACCAAGATGGTGCTTTCTCTGCGGGAAGATATGACACCCCCCGTCAATGATGTCAGCGCAATCATTGGTGACTACGTAAACCGGCACATGCAAAACATTATTGTGGTAAACGATGAGGCAGACCGTCGTGCCAATCGGGCAGTGACCCCGGTGTTGGAGCCTAAAGGTAACTTGTTGATACGCTACGAGCCGGATACAAAGAAGATGTTTCTCGCGGCTAAGTCTTTCAAGGACGACTGCGTTAAGTTTCAAATCAACTACAAAGAAACCTTACGGAAGCTGGAAGAGAAAGGTATATACGTTGGTACAACAAACAAGCGGCTATCGAAGGGTATGGCCGTAATAGCACCGGGGGTGCATTCCATTGTGCTTGATTGCTCTGGCACCGAAGTTCTTAACATGGACGGATTTTTCGGTACAGGGGAACAGAAAGATGAAGGTGGAAAAAGTTAACTACGAGATAAACTGGGGTAAGTTCAGGCGGGGGTGCTCTTTCTTTATACCCTGCCTGAACCCAGACACTGCGCGGGACGAAATACTAACGACAACTCGCCGCCTTAAACTTAAAGTACTTATGAAAGTTACCATTGAAGACGGAGTACAAGGTCTTCGTATTTGGCGTGTATAGTTTATTCTTTCTGCACGCGGGACGATTCAATCATAGGCAAGAACACTCCAGTTAAATCCTCTGGCACTACTAGCCCTTGAATGGCACTAGCTCGCTCTCGGTTTTTGATCCTGCCTGTAATTGATTCCACCAACGTCTCTCCCGTAACCATGCTAAACGGGTTTCGTGCGTTGAACTCCATAATGCTCTGTATAGCCGCGTTCATGTCTTCTTTCGTCGTGGCGTTGTCTGGGTTTTTGTTTGCCTCAATTATTGCGTCCCCAGCGGAGGCAATAAGTTTATCCCTCTCTAGGTTTATGGATTGCTCCAGCCGCTTGGCAAGTATGTTGGCTTTTTGTATTTCTGCTTCCGTTGTGCTTGCAAAACCAAGGGTGCGCACCAGCAGTTTGCCAATAGTATAGAACTCTGCATCAAGTAGCTGGTTACCACTCGCGGTTTGAGACCCCTCCTCTCGCAGCCGTTGGGAAACTAAGACACCGCGAAAGAATGCGGGGGTGAGTTTCTCCACTCCACGGCCTATATCCCCCTTTTCAAAGTCATCTAACGCCGCAGCTATTTGATCTGCCATAGACCCAAACGGGCCAAGCAGCTTAAACGCCATGTTTTTAAACGCTGCGCGATTGGTTTCCGAAGGCGTCTCGTCACGGAACCACATACCATCCAAAGCAACAGATGCACCTATGTTCATATCGGTAAGTGCGGACACCGGACCAAGTTCCACCGCCCTTGCCGCAGCCTGTGCTTGTGCTTCAGTAAGCCCGAAGTAATTGGCAAAACTGCTGTTAGGTCCAAAAAGGCTTGGGATCACGGTGTCACGGAAGTACAGATCATAGCTACGTTTACCCCACGGGTTAGTCGGGTCTGCTGCGTCGTACGTACCATACTTCTGAGGGTCTTTCTCTATCTTGGGGCGCATAAGCTCGCGGTATTTATCAATCATACCCATTACCGCCGAGTAGAGCGGGAACGCTGTCACCCCACCGAAAACAAACACCATGGCCATGGTGGTAAAAAATGTTTGTGCCGCAGCGGCTTTACCCTCTGCGTTTACAAAGGGCAGCATCCCCCAGAAGTTACGCACCAAGTACGAAGTCATCTGCAGGGGGAAAGTCATAAACTGCGTTGGCAGCTTAGCAAGCGTAGAACGAAGTATTCTTGGCTTATTAAACTGCGAGTAGTTAAACAAGCCTTCAGTAGTAAGGCTAAGCGCCTCTTCTACCGCCGTGTTAAGAGCCGCGTCGGGAGAAAGACCCCTGTTCATCGCGGCTGCATACGCAAGCTCAAATGAAGACATCCCCATGACCTCACGGCTTAGCCTCTCCATGTGGTGCAATGCGCCACCCATGAAGTTTGCCGTCGCCCTAAACCCCGCGCTTACGGGATTTTTTGCCCAGTCTGTTTCCTTTGTAGGTCTGGAGCCTAGTTCTGACATTTCACTTGCGTAAGTAACCGTAAAGCCACCAGCGTCATTTAGCATGTTCCACGCTTTGGTCATCGCCTCGCGCAACTCAAGGTCTTCGATTCCTTTTAGATACTTAGAATTCTGTATAGAGGGCTGGCCCCACTCAGTAATTACTTCCCCGTCAACGCTAGTACGTGTAGTGCTTAGAGAGTTGAATATGTTTAAGTACTTTGGCATCACCGCCAGAGTAGCTGCGCTGCCATACTTTGCGGACAACACTGCGTACCCAGTTGTGGGTAACTGCAGTAATTGAATGGCGGCAGACTTCGGTGCGGTCATCATGTAATAGAATACGACCTTGTTCCCAAGACTGGCTGCCTGCGCTAATAAGTCATTGGGCTTCGGCGGAGCAAGTTCCAAATCAACCCGCTTACTCATCTCATCAACAAAAATCCCCAGCTTAAGTTTATCTGGGTTACCCTCCAAGGAATCACGGGCCTCCGACAGCCTTAAACGAAGACGCTCCGTAAACTTCAAACGAGTTAGCTGATTAACCGCACTGTGTTGGGTGGTAATAAAGTTGCGTATGACATCCGTGTCATACCCGGTACGCCCTTGGCGCTTGAGGAACCGCTTGCGCATATCCCGCTCAGGCAGTGTGTGCAAGTACATGCGGTACACAGTATCTTTTATGTCTTGTATAGACGCACCCATAGCGGGCTGCCCTGCCTGTGCTGCAGTACCGCGCTCATCCAGCATCTTGTAAATGTTCTTAAGCATCTGGCTAGAGGAGTCGGTCTCAATCATTTGCCGCAATTGGCTAGGATCATTACCAAGGTCCATTTGCAGGGTTTCTATCAACTGATTCCTAGAGACGCCTTTTTCTTTGGCAATCATGTTAGCCATTGCATCCCGAGCA